GATTAATGCCTACTGTCAACCTCTATATATTACTATACGGTATTTTACCATATAATCTTTAATCTATTTTATAATGCCATGTAATTGTTTAGATTATCAACTACATTTATTTTCTTGTTGACAGGGGGTATCTAGATTTGTTACAATCTATTTGTCTCTCCCCACAGACAATGAATAGCTGTGTCTATCCTGTCTCCCCCTAGGAAACAGAAAGACCTATATAAGGTATATTGATAGAGAGAGATAGATAGATAGAAAGAGTGGCTGCATGTCGCGTCTCAGACACTTTTGTATTTCGACTATTCTGTAGGGGGATTTTTGTTAATAATAGTTGACAACCCACCAGAACTGTGAGATAATATATTGGTGAGATAGGGTAAATAACTACGCAATAGGAGACGCGCAATGGAAGAATTGACCAACCTAGAGAAATTAAACCTACAATATCGTAATCTTTGCATTGAGTTAGGCGATCACCTTTATAAGGCTGACAAGCTTAAGCAGCAAATGGCCGTTCTGGATCAGCAGTTTGCGCAAATGGAGATGAAGGCTAAATTGGATGAAGCTAGTCGAATTAAGAGCGAACAAGAGAAGGTGGATACACCATGCGAAGTGACGAAAGCGGAGTAAATTCTTTATTTGTATTGAGGCCCGCAGAATCTGGCGATATCTCGTTTATATTCAATAGCTTTTTGAAATCATATCGGGATGGTGAAGCGGTGCGTAGTGTGCCGAACACTGTCTATTACGCAGAACAGCATAAAGTTATTGAGAAAATATTACAGAGACCGCAGATTCTGGTGAGTGTGGCTTGTTGTCCTGAGGACCATTCTGAGATATATGGGTTCGTTATCTGCGAGTACCGTGACAATACGGCAATTATTCATTGGTGTTACGTGAAATTTGCCTTGCGCGGATTCGGGGTTGCTAAAAGTCTACTGGATCTCGTTGTAACTGACAATATTCAGCGAGTCGAGTATAGTCACAGGACAAAAGTAATTGATAAATTAGGGAATAGGTTGAAGGATTTCATCTATAACCCGTATACTGCATTTTATGGAGAGTAATTATGGCAGGTAAGCGTGAAATAATAATGGCGCGAACGGTTGAATCGGTAGATGTCGGCGGAATACCTCTGGACCTCTTCTTTGTGAGAGATTTTGAATTAACTTATGAGAAAACCCCCGACCGTTTGATGATTTTCAGTAAAAAACAACCCGATTTGGTGACAGAAGTCCCATATAGTAACGTAAGATACATACAATACAAGACATTCGAGCGCGGAGAAGAGAGAATAGTCGAAGTTCCGAGTGAGAAGTCCCTGCCGGAAGCCAAACCTGTGAGTAAACGGGGCTGGCGTAAGTAGTGCAAAATACTATATTACAGGAACAGTTAAAACGAGAACTGGCGTCGCGAAAAGGTGATGTGGCGGACGTTAAGAGCGTGTTGTGCCCAGAACAGTTGGCGTATATTGAAGATCCGGCGAGACTGGTGATTGCGAGATGTGGGAGACGTGGGGGCAAATCCTTTGCTAATGCCGTTGATTTTATTGACACTTGTATTAGGTATCCGAGTAGTCCGCTTCTATATGTTGGGTTGACTCGTGAAAGTGTTAAAGAGATGGTCTGGTCGATCTTTATAGATCTATTACATGATTTTAGGATTCCCCATAGGGCTTTTGTATCCTCATTAAAAATAGAGTTTCCGAATAAGTCATTTATTCAATTATTCGGGGCAGATACAGACAGAGCCAAGGCTAGGCTCCGGGGACGTAAGTGGAAAAAGGTTGTTGTGGATGAGTCGGCATATGTACAGGCAGTGGACAGTTTGATTTATGATGTCCTATTGGCCTCTACGGCTGATTATGAGGGGCAGCTTAGAATATCGTCTACACCCCCACGGATACCGAAAGGACTCTTCTACGACGCATCTGTGGGCGATCAGAAGGATATCTGGTCAGAACACCATTGGACGCTGAGACACAATCCGTTCTTTAGAGGCGAAAAAGGTGAAAAAGAGCTTGCATTTATCGTTAAGACGGTATTTGGAGGCAATTGGGAGCATCCGACGTTTAGGCGAGAATACTTAGGAGAGTGGGTTTTTGATAATACTTCCGCTATCATACCATTAGAACAGGGTAAGAATTTGGTGGATCACGATACTGCTAAAGCGGCAAAAACTGGTACAGACTTCCACGTTATTGGGCTCGATTTAGGATTAGTTGATCCAAACGCCGTGGTAGTACTTCGGTGTTCCGAAGATTCTCGTAATACATATGTGGTGGATTGTTGGAAGGCGGCTGATAAGACCGTGGACGAGATTGCGGCTGTATTAGAGACGTTGCAACAAAAATATAAGGCGTCGGAAATAATAGCAGATACGGGCGGATATGGTGCCGGAATTGTTAATGAATTGCGAAAAAGGTATCAGTTACCGATTAAAGCGGCAGATAAAAAGGATAAAGGCTTTTATATTGAGATATTGCGCGCGGATACTATAAGTGGGTACATTAAGATACTGAAAACATTGCCGGTTGTTGACGAGATTTACGGAATATCTAAGAATCCAGATACTGGTCTACCGTTAGATGGTAGTGAAGATCACTATTTTCACGCATTATTGTATGCCTATCGATACGCATATGTAGTACACCTCAGAAGTTATGAGACGCCACTGACTGAAGAAGAGAGAATGATTCAGCAAATGGAGCATCAAGCTACGGTGGGTGATACAAAAGAATATTGGGAAACCCTTGACAAAGACAGAGATTTTTGGTAATATATAAGTGGAGGATCTATGACAACGAAAAATACGCAACGATTGACGGTCGAACAGATTAAGGAACTGATAATATTCGCGAAAGAGAACGGTGCGGTCAAGTTTCGCGCTGAAGATCTAGAAGTAGAATTTCATGTAATGGCGGTTACGCTACCACAAGCTGAACCCCTACCCAAAGAAGAGCTTAAAAATCAATTACTTGATCAAATTCGGCAAAAACGAGAAAAAGAAGAAAAAGACCTATTTTGGTCGGCATGAGGTAACTAATGACCAGTAACTTTCAAGGTGGATTTGAATGGTGGTTAGAGCGTAAAGGTTCTAATGCTGTACATGACAGATTATTTGGCCTTATTAATTGGATAGCGCGAGAACAGGCTATTCGTAGGGATGATAATGTTAAGACTTTGAGACTATATGGTGGGCCACAGTTCCAAAATTTCGACCCATATAACTATAGTAATCAGAATACGTTAGAGTGGAATAATGATCGGGCGCGGTTTAATATTGTGAGTAGTGCTGTTGACACAGTGTACTCAAAAATAGGAAAGAATAGACCCAGACCATTATTATTGACTGATGGTGGTGATTATTCGACGCAGAAGCGCGTGAAAAAATTGAATAAATTCCTATTTGGTATGTTTGATCAGATCGGTATGTACAAAAAAGGTCAGGAATGTTTTAGAGACGGTTGTATTTTCGACGTGGGTGCTGTTAAGTTTTATGTTGAGGATAATATGATTAAATGCGAGCGAGTATTACCGAATGAGATATTTGTTGATACAGCTGACGCAGTTTATGACAACCCAAATCGCATGTACCAAGTTAAATATGTAGCTAAGAGTGTTCTAAAAGGTATGTATCCTAAGAAATTACACGCACTTATAGATGCAGCTGCGGGATATTTGGAAGGTACAAACGTTGCTCCTACGGCAAATGCTGAAACAAACTACGTAGTTGTAGTGGAGGCCTGGCAGTTAGGTGACAGCCCTAAATACAAGAATGGTAGACATGTAATATCATTGAGTAATACAACCTTAGTAGATGAAGAATATACACGTAATAAATTCCCATTTACATTCTTTCGATGGACTAAGCCATTGGTTGGATTCTATGGCCAATCGCTGGCATATCGATTAATAGGGAAACAAATCGAAATAAACAGGATGTTGCAGATTATCGAGCAATCTTTTCACTTGGGTGCAACTTTCAAAGTATTCTTAGAACATGGTGCGCGAGTAGCCAAGGAGCATTTGAATAACCAAATAGGTTCGTTGGTGTACTATACAGGGACCCCACCCATATACACGGTACCACAGACGGTACATCCTGAATTCTTTCAACATCTTCAATGGTTAATTGATGCGTCATATCAAGAAGCAGGGATATCTCAATTATCTGCCCAGGCTAAGAAGCCTACTGGGTTGGATGCAGGTGTAGCGATTAGAGAGATGCAGGATATTGAATCTGAGAGATTTGCCGTAACTGAGCAGCAATATGAGCAGTTTTATCTAGATTGTGCTGGACAAGTACTTGATTTGGCTGATATAGTCGGTGGAGACTTGGCAGTTAAAGCTGAATCGAAGAAGTTCTTGGAGACGATTAAGTGGAAGGACGTAGTTCTTGATAGGAATAGTCTGGTGACTCAGATGTTCCCGACTGCTATGTTACCTAAACAACCAGCCGGTAGATTGAATACTGTTAATGATATGATGCAGATGGGCCTAATCGACAATGATCTCGCACTCTCCCTATTAGATTTCCCAGATTTAACTGCAGCGTCAGAGATGAAATTAGCCCCATATAACGATTTAAGGGATACATTTGATCGAATTATCGAGGATGGGGAGTATTCTGCACCAGAACCGTTCCAGAACCTACAATTAGGTATTAGAATGGCTAAAGATTCATATTATTACGCCAAAGGTAACGGAGTAGAGGAAGAAAAACTTGAAATGTTACGTAGATGGATGGCTGTAGCGTCTCAAATGATGCAGAGTACACAACAGGCAGCACAGCAAGAACAGATGCAACAGGAAGCCCCACAAGAGGCTCCTGAGCAGGCAGCACAACCTATACAACCATTACCGCCCACAGGGGGCAGCGAGCTACCATAATTTGAGGAGATATAGAGATGCCAAATTCAACCGACATTTTAGACCTTTATAATGAATCAGTAAAATCTAACAGCGAAGGAACAGACGCAGAGGCTGACCTTCTTGACACAACACCACCAGAAGAGAATGGTGAAGAGAGCCTATCTACTGATCCGGACCCATTAATAGGTAAACATACTGGAAATACTGAAGAAAGTAATGAATCTGATGAGAAGGTAGATGATGTTGAGACGAAATCGAGTGAAACTAGCGAAAATGACACAGGAACTACTGATTCTAGCGAAAATGTTGAAAATAGTACTTCAGGGGACAAAAATGACGTAAAAGATACGAAAACAGACCCCGTTCAACAGAGATTTAACCTTTTAGCTAAAAAAGAACGCGAATTTAGGGCAGAACGGGAGAAATTTCAACGAGAACGTAAAGAAACTGAGAAAACTCCAGTAAAACAACCTACTTCTGTTAATACACCTTTAGAGGCACTTAGGGCATCTGGTTTTAATCTAAATGACCTCAATGAGTACATTATATCGGGAGGTAAGGAGCAGGAAGTAGATCCAATTGACGAGAAACTGAAGCCTTTTAATGGTTTACGGGATGAAATTAAGGTTTTACAAGAGAGATTGGCTCAGAGGGACGCAGCAGACGCTCAAACGCAGTATGATCAACGAGTAGCACAAAATAAGAAAGAAATCAAGACGTTAATGACGGATAACCCCAAATATGATATGATGAGATCATTTGGTGACAAGGCTGTTGAAGATGCATTCGAAACAATGGTAGAATATTACAATACTTATGAAAAAGTCTTGACATTTGATGAAGCATGTGATATGGTAGAAGGGTACTATGAGGAGACTTTTATGCCGAACCTCCTCCAAAGTGAAAAGCTTAAGGCAAAAATGGGTATCACAGCGAAGCCCAGCGAGTCACGATCTTCTAAGTCTAGCGAGCAGGATACTAAGAAATCCTCAAACACTCTTACAAATAAGCAAGGTTCCGCAACCGGAGATAAGATGGAGTTCGAACAATTATCGGACGATGAGAAACTAGAGTGGTTGGCGAAAAACCGTGTAAGATTTTTGGACTAATTTTTAGGAGATTAAAATGGCCGCTACAATGGACGTTGCTTCCGCCTTGGACGCACTTAAAACTTTCTATTCAAAAGATAAAATGGCAAATCTAACTTATCCAGATCGCCCACTATATGCGATGCTCGATAAGAAGACGAATTTTGTTGGTGATAAGTATAAAGTTCCGATGAAATTAACTAATCCTCAAGGACGTGGTGCAGATTTTGCGAGAGCGCAAGCTAACAAGCAAGCATCTGTATATAAAGCTTTCTACCTTGAGCGTGTAAAAGATTATTCTCTTGCAAGTATCGATACTGAATCCGTCCTTGCTTCGCAAAATGACGCTGGAGCATTCCTTCGGTTGGCAACAGGCGAGATTGATGGTGCTGTTGATAGTTTAGCAAGATCATTAGCATTTTCCTGTTACGGCGATAGTTCTGGTTCGTTGGCACAAGCCAGTGCTGCCGGTACATCTGCAAATCCTACAGTTGTCACTCTTTCTGATGACGAAGACATTGTTAAGTTTGAAGTTGGACAAACATTAGTAGTATGGTCCGCTAAGTCAGCCGGAACTCAACGTAATTTCGACGGCACGAATGCTCGTGGTGTTGTTAGTGCAGTAGATAGGGATGCCGGAACAGTGTCGATCAATCGTGATAACAGTGGTGCCGGTGGTACAATTGTTGCTGGTGATTATCTCTTTGTTGACGGTGACCGTGGACTTAAGATGTCTGGTCTTCTTGATTGGATACCTGCATCTGCTCCTAGTTCTGCATCATTCTTTGGTGTTGATAGATCAGTTGATCCTGTTCGTTTGGCTGGTACTCGTTATAATGCT